GACTTAGTGCCGAAAACGCGGTCGAAAAGACTCAAAGCCAAACCCCTATGCCCGGTGAGCGGTCTTGGTGGTAAACGGCGAGAGCAAGCGCACAGACTCCATCGTCATGAAGCCCTGTCGGAGCAGAGTATTGTGCGCCAGTCCGTGTGTAGACATATTCAAAACTGAGCAACTCGTTCAACAGCAGCCCTTCTGGAAACCCAATCTGCCCCTGCTGGATGGCAACGGCTAGACGTTCCATGAGTTGCTGTTTAGAACTGCTTGTAAATTTGAAGCCCTCAAAATGCGTCCCGGCTTTTGCGAGGAACTCAATTATCGCATCACCTACTCCTGTACTGTCAACAAGCGAGGGGATTCCGCTAGTTATATTGACAATACGTTTGAGTGTTTCTTCCCACGGCGACTGCCAGCGTTCAGAACGACAGACCTTACCGTTCTCGTCCAGTCCTATCCCCCATGTCCAGTCCACAGATTTCGCTAAGTCCCAGCCCCATACAACAGGCTCTTTATCGGACATCGGTTCGACGCAATTGTAGATAGCTTCAATGCCGAAAGGGTTGCCCTCATCGTCACTGGGTTCAGCCATATAGAGTTCTTTAAATACGTTGTCAGGCAGGTCGCGCTTCGCCTCGGTTACTTCAACATCGGAAAGAATATCCGCAGCGATAGCGTCAGCAGCCGTTATCTTGCTGTAATGCCAGCCATCGACACCCGATTCAGCTTTTCGCGCTAACCGATAAGCCCAGTTCTTGCGACCTTTGACGTTACCGATAATGCGTATTGCGCCTCTTGTAGCGGTAAGAGTTGAACGGACAGCGTGCCACACTTCTTCCTTGCAGCGGGTCGCTTCGTCGATGACTACGCCGTAAACATCTTCACCGTACAAACTGTCTGCTTTGTCACCGCCCTTAAACCAGATAGTCCCGCCATTCGGAAGCGTGATTGTTAAGTTGGAGTTATTGGCAATATACTGCCCCTCGCCTAATCCTGCTTTCAGTCGCCGAAACGCAATCTCAGACTGCCCGTATATCGGAGCCACCCACCAGAAGTTCTTATTGAGTCCGTTACCTTTCATCGCCTGTTCTGCCAGCCATACCATGCAGCCAACGGTCTTGCCTGACTTCGTGGATGCCTCGACCACGCTATACCGCTCCTCGCAGAAGATAGCTTCCCTCTGCTTGTCGTATAGCCACGGCTGCGTGTATCTGATGCGTTCTTTAGTTGTCATCGTCCTCTGGCAAAGCAAGTAATTCCACGGGGTTCATATCTATGGTGAAGTCCCCCGGCATAAGCTGTACGACGGGCTTGTTCCGCCAAGCGTCACCACCACGGCGTTCCAGCCAGAACATCATGGCTTTCACATCGCCTTTTATCGCTCTGTCGTACAGGCGTTCAGCAACCTTCGCATTAGCCTTCGCAGTCGCCTCGTCGAGTTCGCGCTGATAGTGCTTGGCAAGAGTGTTCCGGTCTATCTGTACTACAAGCGCAATATCGTCCTGCGGTATGCCATACGCAGACATTGCTTCGACCATTCGCCGTTGTTCCGCAGTTGGCTTATGTGCTATCTGTGGCATTATTTTTTCGCAATCCAACCTACAAAATTCCACGTCCTCCAAAAGCACTCCACGGTACGGAAGCCAGCAGAGACAAGCATATCCTCGTTTGCTTTTGCTGTCTGAGGGACAAGAACGCCACGCAATGAAAGTCGTTTGCGTTGTATGGCGTCATCTGAGTAACCATGCTCACGTTTCATATCGTAATAAGCATTTGTAAATATCTCATCGGTTACACCGTTCATCCCTGCTACTTTTTCCACCAATAGGAAGACCCCGTTATCAGCAAGAGCAGAAGCAATCTGCCCAACAATTTTTGGTCTGTCTTCAATGGGAGTAAACATCAAGGATAGACACGATGTTATATGCGTTGTTTCGGGTAAGGTATCAGTGAGCAAATCGTGCTGCATCATGCGTACATTTTCGTTGTTAATAAAACGCTCAGTTGCTGCTTCAACCATCGGCTCTGATATTTCAAGCCCTATGAACTGAGTTGCCTTATTTACGCATGGGAGCAAATGGCTAATTGTTTCACCTCTTGATGTGCCAAGGTCTGTAATAACTCCCTGCTCAGCAAAGACTTGTCTAGCAACCCCGCTAATTGCTTCACGCATACCGTCGTAGTTTGGAATTGACCGCTTTAACATATCGTCAAATACACGGGTTACTTCGGTATCAAACGCCCATGTGTCAGCAGCATATCCGGTATCTTGCTGTGTCATAATTCCCCTTTCACGACAGAGTTATATATTCCCACAACAGACTTGTGCCTCTTAGTGTTCCAATCTGTATTCAATAACTTGGTAAAATGTTCAGCTATTTTAGAATCCCCAAGTTGCAAGTTGGTATGTTGCCGAACCTTCCCCTGCTTGAAGTTAGGAATAAATGAATCAATAATAGGTTGTTTTTGTTTAGGCGTATTTAATTCCTTCCAGCTACACCCCATAAATAAATCACGCATCGGTTGGCTTGCATACGGGACTTTCACATCAACGTTATAAATTTGACCTAATTGTTTGATGGTTACCTGTTGAGCATAATTTGGATTGCTAAATGTCATATTACGGAACTCATCAAGTTTCTCTGTCGAATGTCTAAAATGAATCATCGCCTTTTTACTAATTCCGAAATGCCCATCACTGGCACTCCCTGTTACAAGTACCGACTCTTGCACCACGGGCAGTAAATATAAAAACGCCCAAGCACATTCAATATCTGTTTTTTTGGACAACCCATATTGGTCAACAAGAATTTTGACATCTTCCTTCAACCGCTCTATTTCAGTTGGCAGTACGATAGGTTTGAAATTGACTCCCGTTTTGTCTGCCCATCTACGGGCTTCGGCAAAATCAGTTGACTGGATACCATCGAGCCGAAATGAATAGGCTGTTACCTCTCTGCCTAAACGTAGCAGAGCAAACATAATAGACAAGCTATCAATCCCGCCTGATAGAGCCAGAGCGACTCTTGAAGGCGTATCTTCTAGTTGACCCATTAGTACCTTTGCCACAGCGTCCCTCTCAACACGCATCCAGTATCTCCTCTTTGACTGTCTTGGCGACTGCTTTCATAACCAATGGCGGGACTGCTCTACCCATACGCTCCCATTGCTTCGCTCGGCTTCCAGTTAATTTGAAATCATCAGGGAAAGATGAAAGCCTTTTGACCTCTGGAATGGATAACGCACGAGGCTCTAGCCAGTGATATACATCCTCACTTCCTTGCACTATTGTTGGGGCTGGTTTCTTCGGGTCAATTTTTCGATGGTTGTAATACCGTAACTTCCCATCAATCTTCATTCCAATGTCTTGGAACTTTTCCCCCGGTTTTATGTGATGCCAGAATTGATACATCTTTGTCTCAGGGTTTAACCAATGAGCATTTTCTTCTGTGGCTGGAGCCACGCCTATCAACGCCTCCTCAACCGAATATCGTTCCCGTTGCGGTAAAGGGAATGCAGGGGCGGGAGTTAAATCCTTACGGACTCCCACAAAGAATAACCGCCGACGTTTCTGAGGCACGCCAAGTGCAGACGCATCCAAGACGCGTGCAGATACCTTGTAACCTATATCTGACATAGCTTTATGAATAATCTTGAAATGTCCTTTTGCCTTACCTTCTGCAAGCGCAGGGACATTCTCAACAACAAAGGTCTTTGGCTGTATCTCAGAAATCAATCTGATGAACTCATAGAACAAATCATCTACTTGCTGTCGGCGTCCGCTATATTTTCGATGTTGACCCCAAACCTTGTCGCGCTTTCCCGCAATCGAAAATGCGACACAAGGTGGCGACCCATCAAGTAAATCCAATTCGCCTTTTTTCAGATTGCAGACTTCTAAAATTTCAGCCCCTGTTACTTCGCGAATATCCCGTTCATCCAAATACGCCTTATGGTTCAAACGATAGACCTCTTGAGCAGCAGGTATAAATTCATTCGCGTACCTAATATCAAATCCTGCTAGCCGATAGCCTAAACACGACCCGCCAGCACCACTGAATGTAGAGGCGACGGTGTAGCCATTCGTTTCGATGGATTCCACTTCTTTCATAGTGGGGAGCGTGTACGGGCGTTTGAGGGGGGTTGCTAACGTGGCGCACCGTCCCATTCATAATCGCAAGATGGACACTTGTATTCTAGGGTTGATTCTTCTAGGTCAATCTCAGGGAACTCCTCGATGGACGAATCATCTTCTGCTCCACGGTTCGTCATGTAATTTATTTCAAAATCAGAAACACCTATAAGACTTAAATTGAAATCGAGTTCTGCCAACTTTTGAATTTCAAGTGGGAATAAGTCTGTATCCCATGTTGCATTTTCTGCCAGCCTGTTGTCTGCGAGTATGTACGCCCGCCTCTGCGCCTCGGATAGCCCTTCCAACTCGATGACGGGTATATCTGTCTGTCCCAGCTTTCGTGCAGCCTGTACACGTCCATGCCCTGCGATGATGCCGTTGTCACCATCTACCAATACAGGGTTAGTCCAGCCGAACTCTTTTATGCTGGCTGCTATCTGAGCAACCTGTTCGTCGCTGTGAGTTCTCGCATTGTTGACGTATGGAATCAGCGTGTCGATGTTGCGATATTCGACCGATAGGTCGTGCGCGTGACGCTGACCTTGCTCCGTTTGTTCTGCCATTTATATGTTCCTCTTTTATGGCTCGATGAGATGGACGGAGTTCCCCGCTGGTTCAAGTGGCAGATGCGCCAAGCCTAGGGTCTGCCGAGGCGAGAGGAACCACGCCCGATTCGCATCGTAGCACAAGACATGCAGACTGACCTATGCGGGTTATCTACTGGAACCGTCCCTGCATACGCTCTCTGGCGATAACAGACACGTAGAATCGCCATTTCGGGTTTATTTCCAAGTGTATTAATAAGTAACGTAGTAACTCAGTAACTTAGTTACTCTTTTAATCTTAAATAATTAAGTAACTTAGTTACTGTTATTACTTAGTAACTATGTAACTAGTTACTACGCACGCGAGGTTTCGTTAAAAGGAAAGCCCCTTACCGTTTCTGGCAAGGGGCTTGTCCTGTTTCCCTGCGGTGTCAGTTATTAATTCCTGTAACCT